CCTTCGCGGCGGCGCTCTGCGTCACGACCGTGTGGTGCGAGATTCCGCTGTAGAGCGTTCGACGGGTTCCCCTCCCACGGGCGGGCTGTCTCGTGGGGGGGGATCTTTGCGTTAGACTACCCGCGCCCATTCACAAGGAGACAGCCCCCGATGTACATCATGCGACCCCCCGGCTCCGCGCAAGTCACTGGACTCACCGACTTCATCGCTACGCTATCGCCCGAGACCCGCATGGTCGAAATCGGGTGTTATCGCGGCGAAGCGACGGCGTTCTTCCTCACGCGCGTGGCGCACGTCGTCTGCGTCGATCCGTGGAAGGACTACCTCGAATTCAACAACGCCTCCGAGCCGATCACGATGACCGGCATGGACGCCATCGAACGGGAATTCGATGCCGTGGCCGCGACGGCGCCGCATCGCGTCCTCAAGGTGAAGCTCCCGAGCATCGAGGCGGCGGCGCAGTTCCCCGATGGCACGTTCGATCTGGTCTACATCGACGGCAATCACGGCTATCTCGACGTGCTCGAAGACATCCAGGCGTGGTTGCCGAAGGTGAAAGACGGCGGGCTCCTCGCCGGCCATGATTACGACACGCTGGCGCGTCCCGGCGTGCCCCGTGCCGTGCAGGAAACCCTCGGGATGCCCGATGCCGTGTTTCAGGACAGCACATGGGTCAAGCGCATCGGCGTCGGCGCGGCGCGCGCGGACGGCCCGCCGCCCTCGACTGAATATCGGCGGGGCGACATCAAAGTGCTGATCGGCATCCCCTGCCACATGAACAGCGGCTTCCAGCCGTTTGAAGTGGCGCTCGATCATCTGATCGTGGGCCGCACCGATGTCAAAGTCTTCCGCGCGATGGGCAGTGTCGTGCCTGGGGCGCGCAATCGCATCGTGCGGGAAGCCTTGCGGCTCGGCACGGAATACATCTGGTTTCTCGATGCCGATCAGCCCTTCTTCCCCGGCGATCCGGGGCAACCGGATCGGCTGAACGATCTCGATGCGCTGATGGCGCATGGCGTGGACGCGGTGATTCCGCTCTCCTCGCGGAGTGGTAGTCCGTACCTCCCGCTGCTCTACAGCCAGATTCAGGACGATGGCACCTACGCCGCGCAGCGGTATCTCGATGTCGATGACCACGGCCTGATTCGCATCGCGGCGGCGGGCATGGCGGGCTTGCTCATTCGCACCGAGATTCTGCTGAAGATGGGGCTCGACGGGTGGTTTGAGTTCAAGCACCCCGTGGACAACGCCGACGACTACAACGAAGACCTGAGCTTCTACAAGCGATTGCAGAACATGGGGATTCAGTTGTACTGCGACCTCAACGTGCGGTTCGGGCACGCCATCACGCTCGTGTCGTACATCGTGCGGCAACAGGGGCAGTGGATGACGGTGCTCGCGGACAAGGAACCCGTCGTGGCGTTCCCGCAGCCGGTCCATCCGCTTGGCCTCGCCGCGCAGCGCCGACAGAACCAGACGCCCGTGCTGACCTGACATGCCCGCCATCACCGCCACGGAGATTCTCCAAGACGCCTTCGCCCTCCTGAATGTCTTTCTGCCTGGGGAGGCGATGGCGCCGGCCGATGGCGCGTATGGCTTGCGGGCGCTCAACGATCTCCTGAACGAACTGCAACAGGCGCCGCAGTTCATTCCGTTCATCTCGCGCAATCGCTTTCCGCTCGTCTCAGGCAAGGGCGGGACGGCGAATCCGTACACGATCGGGATCGGCGGGGACTTCAACGTGCCCCGCCCGTCCAATCAAGACAGCCTCGTGAGCGCGAATCTCATTCTCACGGTGAGCGTGCCGAACGTCCGCATTCCGCTCGGCATCTACACCGACGATGCCTACGACGCGAATGCGATCCCCGACTTGCAGAACACGCAGCCGACGGGGCTCTACTACAATCCGACGTTCCAAGGCGATCTCGGCTCGATCTTTCTCTGGCCGGTCCCCACGATCAACACCAACGAGTTGGAACTGTTTCTCCAAGAGGCCGTCGCCGAGTTTGCGAACTTGAGCACCATCTACTACGTCCCCGACGGGTGGAAGATGATGCTGAAGTACAACGTCGCGGACCAGTTGCAGACGCCGTACGGCAAGCAACTGAGCCCCGCCGCGATGCGAATCGCGGTGCGGAGCATGGGCCGCGTCAAGCGGTCGAATCTGAACCTCTCCGATCTGATGAACGATGCCTCGTCGTTCGCGCAAGATCGCCAGACGTATTATAACGTGCTCACGGGAAGCGGTGGAGGGTAGGTATTACAATGGGGCATGATCAGAACATGGCTCATAACAGGGAAGAAACTTTGTCCGGTCTGCAAGATCGAGAAAACGCTCAATGAGTTCGCTGAGCGAAGGGATCGCGCTTCGTATGAATCTCGTTGCAAGATTTGCGACCGCCAACGCCATGAACGGCATCGCGCCCATAATCGCGGTCTGTCGGATGGTCGCACGCGAAAACCTGACTATCAACGCGATTGGTACGAACAGAACAAACAGAAATACGAAGCTGGCCTCATCCCTCTCCCCGAACAGAAACGATGCTGGCGCTGCAAGGTATTCAAACCCCCAACAGAATTCGGTATCAGTCGCAGCCATCAGGATGGGCTTAACCCCTCCTGTAAAGCGTGTGCGCGCGAATACTCAAAAAAGGTCGGCAACCGAAAGAAAACAAAACACGATCACCGTCGAGCGAACATCAGACATTCATATCGCCTCGGGCCTGAAAAATATAACGAATTACTACGCCGCCAGAGCGAGCGGTGCGCGATCTGCGATGAACCATTTCGCTTCACGCCGCATGTTGATCACGACCATGAGACTGGCGCGGTGCGCGGGTTACTCTGTGCAACATGCAATGCCCTCATGGCCGCATTGGACAAAAAAGGTTATCTCGACAAAGCGCGTGAGTATCTCCGCACCGTGGCTGAACGGTGCGGATAGGGGCATGGCCTGATGCCGTTGTGGAGCGATTTTATCGGGGGCGCGTATCGGACGCGCTCGCCGATCATGGGCGCGGACCAAGCGATCAACGTCTATCAGGAGACGCGCGAAGTCCCCGGCTCACCGAAGCAGGCCACGCTCTACGGCACGCCGGGGCTCAAACTCGAAGCGACCCTCGGCACCGCGCGCTGCCGGGGCTGGTTCACGGAAGATGGGCAGACATGGTGCGTCTTCGGGACGCAGTTGTACGAACGCACGGCACCGGGAGTGTTCGCGGCGCGCGGCAACATCAACGACGACGGCAAGCCGGTCTTCTTCGCCATCAATGGCAAGGTGAATTCGCACACGCAACTGGCGATTGTCGGCGGCGGCTTTCTGTACGTGCTGACGCTCACGACGAACGTACTCACGATCACGGCGCTGCCCTTCCTGAATCCGGTGATGATTGTCTTTCAGGACGGGTACGGCCTGATCAACGAGTTGAACACGCCGCAGGTGTGGTTCACGCACATCGAAGACTTCACGGTCGTGGACGCGCTCGATTCCTTCGTCCGCTCGGGCACGAGCGATAACGTCGTGGGGCTCGCCATCTCGCGGGACCGCTTGTTCGTGCTCGGCAGCAAGACGACGACGCTCTATTACGACTCGGGCGACGTGCTGAACCCGTGGGTGCCGTACCCCGGCACGTCCACCGTCGTCGGCGCCCTCTCGGCCTACGCGATTCGGAACTACAACGATACGGTCTACTACCTCGCGATGGTCACGAACGGCGAGCCCGGCGCGGTCGGTGTGAAGACCGACATGATCTTGCAGGTGCTCAGCACGCCGCCGATTGTCGAGGTGTTCCGCGCCTGCTCGACGCTCAGCGATGCGACGATTGCGACGTACGCGCAAGGGGGCCATGCGTTCATCATCTTCACGATGCCGAGCAGCCCCGCCGATGTGAAGGTCTACGCCTTCGATGTGCTCGAGAAGCGATGGGCGGCGCGCGCCGGCTTCGATGCGACGACGGGCCGCTACACGCGCTGGCTGGGCACGAGCATCACGGCCTCGGGCAATACGATTCTCACGGGCGATCCGGTCTCAGGCAACGTCTACACGCTCGATCTGACGACCTACACCGATAACGGCCTGACGCTGCGGCGCGAGCGCATGGCGCCGTACATTGGCGCAGAGAATCAGTGGGCGTTCCTTGACGCCTTTGAACTCGGCACGCAGCCGGGAGTGGGCTTGCCGAGCGGGCAAGGCAGTCTCCCGAACGTGGAACTGCAACTGAGCCGCGACGGCGCGCAGACGTTCATCTCGGCGGGCTCGCGCACCGTGGGCGCGCAAGGGAACTACCTCACGCGCACGATCTGGCGTCCGCTCGGCCGCGCCCGTCTCGACCGGCTCGTGCTGCGAACGATTCAGACCGACCCCGCGCCCTGTGTTTGGGGACCGGGGGCTTATTTGACGATGAGTCAATCGACGGGTCAATTATGAGTCTTAAGTCTGCGATTGCGAGCCTGCTGGCCGGTTGTCGCCCATTGGCAATTACCTGGTTCGTAGTTGCCGTCGTTATTGATTCGATCGATAGAATGTTTCAAAGAGGGCCTCGGACCCATATCTTCCAGAAACAATCCGTAATCATTCCATCGCTCGCAAATACTTATTCCGCGCCCTCCCCAATA